CTCCGTTGAAATAAATCGACTAAGACTATCGTCGCCCATGTACACGCCCAAAACTGATAGCGCTTCCACATGGGTCCGAAAACCAGCCGAACGGAACTCCGTTCTAGCGGCGACATAATCCTTGGCCATATTGTACAGCGTGTTACCGACCGTGGTGTCGGCGAACCCCGACCCACGACCACACAACTGCTCATACAGGACTCCGCGCATCACTACTGGACAGCAATGGCTAGCCTTCAAGCCCTTTTCGAGTTCGAGATGAGTGCTAGGGTGAAAGACCCCATAGCAAACATTACCTTCCCATGCTCGCTCGACGGGGCAGATCGTACTGTCCCACTTATTACCATCGGCCATTGTCGCCTTGCCATCGCTGCAAACGCCCACTACGCGCTCACCGATTTGCTTTGGCGTCATGCCGGGTCCATACCAACCCTCACCATTAGCACCGAACTTCTCGACCATCGCCTGATGGAGCGGAATCATAAACCGAGACCAGAGCAGCTTATGATGCGGCTCGTCCGGGCTAATGATCCGAGGCGCGGCAACCTTCTGCGCAGCCTCAGCCTTCTCCATAGCGATAATGCGCCCCTCAGGATCGGCCAGATCCGCAACCAAGGAGGCGTCGTCTAAAATTCTTTGCTGTGTCGGCCGCGGCTGATTCTCCCTAACAGTGTCCTCCGACACGGGAAACAGCGAATGACGGCCAATGGTGTTTACAATGTACTCCCCAACCTCCCGCAGCGCGATCTCAAAATGCGCCGGCAGCTCAACAACGGAGCTAGCAAACGCTTGGACACGGGCCGCAACAGCAATCTCCGCATTGCCCTTAGTCTTCTGAGGAAGAAAACACTCGGGCCCGAAGGGCTGCATGAAAGGCTCCAAAAGCGTAATCGCCTCCGGATCGTACGTATGGACACTTTGATAGCGGATGACTGACTCATCCACACAATAAACAGTTGCAGGGGGTGACACCTGCAACATCTCCCTATGATAACCAGTTAACACTGCACTCTCGATCGCCGGACACTTAGTAATCGTCTGAGTTGTGGAAGCTTGGAGTGAATTCTTAGACAACGCAGCCGTCTCAGCAAGCGCGTCGTCAACATCAGCCCCAATACTCGCCACGCAATACCGTCCTGCGCGCGCTGTACTGATCTTCAATGGCTCATCTAGGTCCCCAATGACCCTGAGCCTAATCCAGCCGTCTGCAACCGGACAAAGCCGCTCCAACGGTTGATTGATCCACGTATTCAGATCAAACAGAGGGAAGCGATACCTTGCGGTAGGAGAGAACAGAACCAGC